GTTTGCTCAGGCTTGGCTAACTCTTGCTCAAGTTCTTTAGCATATCGCCACCCTTCACGCTCGGACTGCCGCAGCAAATCTTCGGGCGTTTCAGGCTTGGCTAACTCTGCTTCAATAGCTTCCACTACTGGCTTAAATTCTTTGGGAAAATCCTTATCAAAAACTGTGTATTCATGGCTTGCATAAATGGCTTTTAACGCTTGACGTAATAAATCACGGCTCATTCCGTCACCTCGTCTAGTATGTAAACAGGTATTGCGCCATATTCATCGGAGTCGCAAGTTAAAAATCCATCTAGCACACGACCTTCACTCGTAGTGCGCCGCCCAACCCACGCCACAGGCTTCAACGCTTGCAACTCACGGGCTGCTGCAATAGCTTCGTTTACTTCTCTTAAAGTATGCGGATATTGTCCATGTGCTTCAAACAAACATTCAACTCTTTGAAGAGCCGCAATTATTAAATCAATCTTGTCCATGATTACCCCTTGCTCTTATGCTGGCAGAAATACTTGCCGTACTCCATCCGTCAGGCGTATCAACGTCATCACACAATTTGGCACAAGCCTCACGTTCATCTTGGCGCACCAACTCGGCAAATTGTTGTAAATCTTCTCGATAACCCCATATTTCATTTGGATTATCAATTCGTTGTTGCAATCCCGCTTGTGCGGCTATTTGTAAATTTTGTTTGTTCATGTAATTAACACCGATAAGAGTGGAAAGAAACCAAACACCATTGCAAGCATCAACAAGCCAACCACCCAAGCAATAGGCGGTATGCGTTCATCAGCCCGTGTGTAGCGTGTTTGGCAACGCATTGTGCGAGTGGTGCGACCTGTCCAGTTTGAATCACCAAGGTCTGTCAAGAAAGGCCAGTTATGCTTATTCATCGCTGCCATCCTCCTCGTTAGCTGTTACGGTTTCAATGTGGTTAACGTCAATAAAATGTGTGTACATTGGCACAGCACACATTAGCACCTCGTCACGGTCAATCTTGATGTACGGTTCGCCGTTGCTATCTAATTTCACGCCATCAGCAAATTGATCCATCAGCTCTGCAATCTTTTTGTCGGTAAGCTCACGGCTAAGTTCACGCATTAATTGGCGCTTGCCTTCGTCTGTTAGTTGTATGTATAAGTGTTTCATGGCTTATCCCTTGAATCCGTTAGCTTTTAGAAATTGCTGCTCTTCAGGGCTTGCCATGCAAATCGCCATCATGTGCTTTTGCAAATACGCTTGCAATTTGGCTCGTGTCTTGTCGTTGGGGTTTGCTTTAAATGCTTGAATAAGTTTGCTCATTTTATGCAGCCCCTAACAAACGAGCAGCTTCTGACTTTAGTTCTTTGTTGCTGATCTCTGAGAAATCAACACCTTCCATCATCAACTTCATGTGCAAATCAAATGCTTGGTCGCAATCAAGAGTTGGAAACCATTTCATTAAGTCTTTTGTTACTTTGTTCATTTTATGTACCTGTATTTGTCGTATGGCGTTGTTGCCATGACTAGATATTAAGCTATCTAAATAATAAAAGCATAGGTGTTTACCCTAGTTTTGCAATTATTTTTAATTTATTGGGGTTTTTACAACAAGGTGCGGGTACTCGCTGAACAAGGAGTGTGAGGGACACGGCTTTCCCCGCAATTTATTATAAGTTGTTTTTACGCTTGTAAAACGCTAGTAAATACTGAAAGCAATCCCATGCAGAGGCCAAATCATCCTCTGAATGTTCAATCAATTTAACATCACCTTCAGCAGTAAAGAACACGTTAGCGCATCTGGCTGTGGGCTTGCCAAGGCCGACACGGTAGGCAGCCAATTGCATGATTTGTTCGTGATACGGCACAACTTTGTCCAGCTTGTCTTTGCTCTTAAAGTCAATTACGATGTTTTCAGCAATCAAATCAACTTTTCCGCCAAACCCTTCGTATGCAAATGAGCGTTCTGCCTCCCAAGTCTGGTCATGCCCAAAATGGATTCTGATCGACGCATCAACCTGGTTAACGTAAACAGGGTAATCGTCTTGTTCGCCACGGTAAAAACGCTCAAGCACCCCATGCATTTGTGTGCCACGATCCATAGCTTCACGGCCTGTACTCTTGCTGTCTGACATTACTCGTTCTAACCAGTTTTCCTCTGTTTCTCCAGCAATGCGTGGCAACGTCAAAGCCGCTAGTAATACTTGTTGTTGCAACCAGTTTGATAAGCCAGGCTTGGCAACCAATCCCAAAACCGTAGTTACCGACGGTACTAAATTGAGTTCCCGTGCGTCACGAACCGTTGTGTTGCGTTCTTTACCGTTTTTGCCAATTATCTTGTACGCTGGTGAACCGTCAGCTGCGTACCAATGGCCTGATTCTGAGTCTGCTGATTTAATAATCATTTTTGTACCTTTTTAGCGAGTTGTTTAAGCATCTCGATTGCATCCTGTAGGTCTTGCATGGCCCTAGCGTCTAAGACCATGTTTTCGTACCATTGCTGCAATCGCCAAGAAATAAGTATTGCTTCTTCTGTTTGAGTCATCAGAACGGTGGATCGTCTTGCAGATCTTCAAAAGGCACAACTACGCCTTCTTTGATCGACCTGTATGCATCAATTTTAGGTATAGGCACAGCAGCTGGCTCATTGGCTTCCGCAGACCGACCACCAAGCATCTGCATCTGGTCAGCAACCACCTCAGTTGTGTATTGATCCACGCCATCTTTGTTTTGCCACTTGCGAGTAGTCATACGACCCGCTATAAAGACCTGTGAGCCTTTCTTTAAGTAGTCGGAACATATTCCTGCCAACTTGCCAAACGCCGTGATCCTGACCCATTCTGTCGTTTCTTTGGTTGCGGTTTTATATCCAACAGCAATTGAGAAATTACAGATTGCATTAGAGTCAGCGGTGTAACGTACTTCAGGGTCTTTGCCCAAGCGCCCAATGAACTCGCAGCGGTTAAGATCGTTTGCCATTATTGTTGTTCCCAGTTTGCTTTAATTCCGTCATACATCGCTTTCAAGACGGGCTGTTGTTCTTTCAGGCATTGTGTCCAAGCCAGTCTAAATATGTCCTTCAGGCTTTCGTAACTGACAGCTGCCGCCATTTGGTCAACAGTTGCATCCATATCTATGCCTTTGGGTTTCTCAACCTTTGGTGGCGCTGATTTAACGGCAGATTCACCATCATCGTCAGCCGAGGCAACGCACATGGCGGTTTGGATTGAGTACCTCTTTGCGTAGCTCAAAGCTGAACCGAAACCCTGACTGTCGTGTTTGCTTGCAGGCACAAACAGTTTGCCAAATGACATTTCTTGACCTGATTCGTGAATAATCACGGTTTCCACACAAACACCACCTTCGGCATCGTGTGTCTTTTGTACAACGGCTAATCCGTTTGCAGACAAATGCGGTCTAACAGCGTCGATGACTGATGCCAGACTTGAGTATGCAGATTTAAAATGGGGATTTTTACTATCTTTGGCTGCGTGTGACATTGCTGCCTGCGCCGTGACTAATGCTTTTGCTAGTTCTTTCATTTATGCACCTGTATGAAATCCTGACGGGTATGTCAGTAAATAGATATTAAGGTATCTAAACAGATAAGTCAACACATACAAAACCTCATCTGTTAAGCTATCTAACATGAATACAACAGAAATCATCCAAACATTAGGTGGCACGTTTGCCGTAGCCAAGCTCTGCCGTGTCAGTCCACCAGCTGTATCGCAATGGCGCAACAATGGTTTGCCTGGTGATAAGTTAGTGCTGCTGGCTGCCGAGCTTGAAAAGAAATCAAACGGTAAGTGGTCAAGAAAAGAAATCCCCAACTGGCAACAAATATGGCCTGAGTTGCATTAGACTGATTGAGCCTTTAGCAAGCATGAAACAAACAATGATAAGGGTCGTGTTTCACTAGGTTAGCTTTAGACCTTGACACATCGGAAAGACGGTGGCAGAATTGAATCGTTATCGTTGCAGATAATCAAGCCGTTTAAATCTATATATTGACCCTTCGGGGTGACATCCTTAAAAAAGATGTTCTGCAACCAATATATAGATTTAAGCGGCTTTTTTGTTGGATAACTGTCAGGGCGCATCAGCTAATAGAGTGACCACTCGTACCCAGAACAGGT